ATGATTTAAAATCAGCTAGAAGAAGTCTAAATATTTTATTTCAAGAGTGGATGAACAGAGGTATTCATTTGTGGAAAGTAGAAAATCAAACTACAAATTTAACATCAGGAACAACTACCTACACAGCTCCAGCAGATGCGAGTGACGTATTAGAAATGACTTTTAGACAAGTTTCTGGTGGAACAACCACTGATACAACCATGACAAAAATTTCAAGATCTGAGTATCAAGCTATTCCCAATAAATTTTCTGAAGGTCAGCCCACACAGTATTATGTGGAGAGAAACCTGTCTAATGTTCAAATCAATCTTTATCAAACACCTGACACCACTGATACGCAGATCAATTATAACTATATTGGAAGGATAGAGGATGCTGGAGCTTATACTAATCAGCCTGATGCTCCTTTTAGATTTCTTCCTTGCATGGTGTCAGGATTAGCTTTTTATCTTTCACAAAAGAAAAATCCTCAAATGACTCAAACTTTAAAACTTTATTACGAAGACGAATTACAAAGAGCTTTAACGGAGGATGGTCAACGAGCCTCTGTACACTTAGTTCCTCAAAACTACTTTATAAACGGGTCATAAAATGGCTACCTTTGCTACAGGTAAATACGCATTAGCCATTTGCGATCGATGCGGTCAACAATATAAATTTACTCAATTACAAGAAGAGTGGAATGGTTTAATGACATGTCCAGAGTGTTTTGAACCAAAACATCCTCAATTAGATCCTCGATATCATAGTGCCGACGCACAGGCACTCCCTTGGACACGAACCGCTAGAGAAGAACCTGTAACAGTTTTTGTTAATGCACCTGCTGACTCAGCCTTTGAATCTGATGGAATGCAACCTGCCAAACAAAGTAGAGCATTGATTATCGGCTCAAGTGTTGGTAAAGTGACTGTGGTGATATCATGAATTATTCTGAACTTTTAGATAATGTAAGAAATTACACAGAGGTAACAAGTGATGTTTTGTCCAATTCTGTGATTAATGTTTTTTTAACTAACATAGAAAATAAAGTAGCTAGACAACTAGACTCTGATGATCAAAGAAGATATGCGACTACAACCTTTGAAGCCAATAATGCTTTCTTAGATGTTTCAGGTCCTGAGGGTGGTTTTCGTTTTGCTAGGGGATTACAAATTGTAGAAACCGATGGAACTAGAACTTGGTTAGAACAAAGAGACGCTACTTTTATGGATGAATATTCTGTAGAAAGATCTACGACAGATACGAATTTTACAGGTAAGCCAAAGTATTGGGGAAATTGGGATGCAACTACTTTAATTGTAGCTCCAACTCCTAACACTGCTTACACCGTTGAAATGTGGTATGATGAAACTCCAGAAAGACTAGGTAATGGTTCTTCAGGAACTTCGACCACGACATTTTTATCTAACAATGCACCTGAAGTTTTGCTTTATGGAACTTTATCGGAGGCTTATTCCTACTTGAAAAATCCACAAGATATGCAATTATATGAGGGTAAGTACCAAGTAGCTCTGCAAGATTATGCACAAGAGCAAATGGGTCGTAAACGTAGGGATGAGTATCAAAATGGTGTGTTACGCATTCCGATGAAATCGCTAACACCATAAGGGAGTAACTAAAAAATGGCAATAAATCAAGCAGTCTGTGCTTCATTTAAAAAAGAATTGTTAGCAGGCGATCATGATATTGATAATGATACAATCAATCTCGCTCTGTACACAAGCTCTGCAACTTTAAATGGAAACACAACAGCCTATTCCGCAACAAACGAAGTAGGCGCATCAGGAACATACGCAGCAGGTGGTATAACTTTAACAAGTCCAACCATTGGCTTAACAGCAACTAGCGCAACAGCTTCAACAGCATTTGTTGATTTTGCAAACGCAAGTTTTACATCAGCAACTATTTCTGCTCAAGCAGCTTTAATTTACAATAGATCATCAGCGAACGTAAACGCAGCTATTTGTGTTCTTGATTTTGGAAGTGTAAAAACATCAACAAACGGTACATTCACAATCGCATTCCCAACCAATGATGCTTCAAGTGCTATATTAAGATTATCTTAATTTAGAGGAGCATTACCATGGCAAATGCTTGGAATGAAGGTACATGGGGTCAGGGTCTCTGGGGACAACAAAATAATCAAACTGTTGAACTAACAGGTCTAAGCACATCATTTAGTCAAGGGTCACCTACAATTGAAGCCTCAGTTGATTTCGGCTGGGGAAGAAGCACATGGGGTTCATTTGCTTGGAATGAAAATATAACAATTGAGGTCGATGTCACGGGAGTGACAATGACCACATCTTTAGGCACAACTACACAAGAGGTAGGAACAGGTGTCATAGTCAGCGTTACTGGTTTAGAAACAACAAGTGCTTTAGGCACTACATCACAAACAGCAACAGCTTTACAAACTCTTGACAGTCTATCCGTAGGTGCTGCTCTTTCAGGAGTAACTGTATCTGGTGAGGGTAGCGTCGGTGTCGTTGCACCTTCCGATCAGTTAGACTTTGCTATCGGAACACCTGTTATCGACATCTTTACACAGGTAGATCCAACATCAGTTACTGCAACTACCACTTTAGGAACAGCCACTATAGAGGCAGATGCTCTTGTTGAGCCCACTGGCGTGTCTACGAGTTTTGCTACAGGAGCTCCTACTATTGAGGTTGGTACAGGTGTCATCGTCAGCGTTTCTACTGTCGCTTTATCTTTCGCAACAGGAACAGAAACAGTTGAAGGAAGCGCCTTGGTAAATGTAACAGGACTTGACTTATCGGTAGTAACAGGTAATCCATTTGCTACACCTTGGGCGAATGTGGTGACAGGTGCAAGTAACACTTGGACAGGAGTAAATGCAGCATAAAAAGTGTTGCTTGGATAACAAAAAAGGATATATTTTAGAGAGGTTTAAACATGGCAAGTACATACTCAAGTAATTTCAAACTAGAAAAAATGGCTACTGGCGCTAACGCCAATACCTGGGGTACAAATACCAATAACAATCTAGATGTTTTAGATGCTTTTGGAGCTGGTTATTTATCAAAATCAGTTGCAGGTTCTGCAAACATCACACTATCTACTGCAAACGCAGATCCAGCCGCTGAATCTTCTAACAAAACAATAGAATTAACAGGCGCTCTCACAGGAGATATCGTTGTATTTATTCCTGCTACTGAGAGTCAATATACATTTTTCAATAACACAACAGGTTCTCAAACTTTAACTATCGCAGCAACAGGACATACAGCTAACGGTACTTTAATCACTCAAGGTGCACATACATCTGTATATTGTGATGGTGCATCTAACTATAATGTAGAAATTGCTTCAAGCACAGATGCTGCCGCTTTAAATGCAGGAACATTAGCTGATGCTAGATTTCCTGCAACATTACCAGCAGCTTCTGGTGCTAACTTAACAAGTTTAAATGCATCAAACTTAGGATCGGGAACAGTGCCTAATGCACGTTTAGATGCACAACTTCAAGATGTAGCAGGATTAGCTGTCACTAATGGTGGTTTTATTGTTGGTGATGGTGCGAACTTTGTTTTAGAAACAGGGGCTACAGCTAGAACAAGCATTGGTTTAGGAACATCTGATGATGTTCAATTTAATGACATGCAAGTAGACTCACTTGGTGTTGCAACAGCAGCGTCAGGCACAAGTGGTGAAATTAGAGCTACAAATGATATCACTGCTTTTTATTCTTCAGATGTAGCATTAAAAGAAAATATTCACAACATATCTTCCCCTATGGAAAAAGTACAAAATCTTAATGGTGTGCTTTTTGATTGGAAACAAGAGTTTATTGATTCTAAAGGCGGAGAAGATGGTTACTTTGTTCGTAAAACAGATGTCGGTGTTATTGCTCAAGATGTAGAAAAAGTTTTACCAGAGGTCGTAGGCACAAGACCTGACGGAGTTAAAGCCGTAAAATATGATCGTCTATGTGCTTTATTAATCGAATGCGTAAAGGATTTACAATCTCAAGTTAATGACCTCAAGAAGGGAGAATAAAGTATGACTACACCCTCTGGTCAAATTAGCCTAGACGACGTAAATGTCGAATTAGATATTAGTCCCGGCACACAAATTAATATGAATGCTGCTCCTGTAAGAGCTTTAGCAGAAGTTCCCACAGGTGCGATTGCAATGTCTGATCTTCAAGGAAAATCAAATGCACAATTTGTTACTGCATCTGGTGGAACAGAAACAACTAGTGGAGACTTCAAAATTCACACCTTTAATTCATCAGGAACCTTTACTGTCAATTCAGCAGGTAATCCTGCAGGATCAACTACCGTTGACTTTTTAGTGGTCGCTGGTGGTGGTGGAGGTGGTCAATCGCCAAATAATGCTAATGATCAACATACAGGTGGAGCGGGAGCAGGAGGGATGAGATTTTCTTTTCCAAATCCTGCAACAGGAGGCACTCCTGTTTCTGCTCAAGGCTATCCAATATCAGTAGGCGGAGGTGGAAGACAAAATGCTAGTAACTTTCCTTATGGAGGCACTGGCGGAAGTTCCTCTGCTTTAAGTATTTCTGCTTCTGGAGGAGGCACAGGAGGCTCAGGAATGAGTCCTAACAATGACACTCGTCCCGGTCGCCCTGGTGGATCTGGTGGTGGCGGAAGAGGGTTTCAACCTTTTAATGATCCTGCTATAGGACAAGGAAATGTAGGAGGATTTTCTCCTCCTGAGGGTAATCGTGGTGGATCTGGTGGAAGTTATTTTGGTGCTGGTGGAGGTGGCCATGGTGCTGTTGGTAGCAGTGTTTCTCCCGATAACACTACTAATGGACCAGGAGGTCCTGGAGGAGCAGGAACAGCTTTAAACATCACTGGATCTTCAGTTACTTATGCAGGTGGTGGAGCTGGCTCATCTGGTTTCCCTGGAAAATCTGGTGGATCTGGAGGATCAGGCGGCGGTGGAAGTGGAGGCACTCCAAATTCTCCATCTGGTTCATCTGGAACAGCTAACACTGGCGGTGGCGGTGGTGGAGATTCTAGAAATCCAGGGGGAGCTTCATCAAGACCGTCTGGTGGTAGTGGCGTTGTAGTAATAAGGTATAAGTTTCAGTAATGGCTCATTTTGCAAAATTAGATGAAAACAATATTGTTTTAAATATAGAGGTCGTAGATAATGCTAATTGTCTTGATGAAAATGGTAATGAGTCAGAAGAAGTAGGAAGACAGTATTTAGAAAATATACATGGTTGGACTAAATGGAAACAAACGTCATACAACACCTCACATGGTGTTCACATTGATCCTTCAACAGGAGAACCTTCATCAGATCAATCTAAAGCATTAAGAGGAACCTATGCTACTATAGGGATGATGTATGATGAAACAAATGATATCTTCATTTCTGCAAATTTTCCATATTCTAGCTGGACATTAAATACGACTACAGCCGTATATGAACCTCCAGTAGACTACCCATCCGTACAGACATACACTGCAGACGATTCAACAACAAAGTATTATCAAAAATATTGGTATGAACCAAATCAATCTTGGAGAGCAACAAAACATAATAGCGATACTGATGTATATGAATGGAATACTGTTAATAGCACTTGGAGTTTAATTACATAATCAACATTAATGTTTGATAAAATAGTTTTAAAAGAAGACTTTATTGTTTCAGGAAGTATTCCTTATGAATTGACTAAAATAAATTATGATCAATTAAAAAATATTATTTTTGAAAGTTTTAGCAAAAAAGATAGAAAATCAAAAAATCCTACAAACTATTTTTATAATCATTATTTTCTTTATGATGATGAAAATGTTTTGAGACTAGAAAAACAACTGAATGATTATTATAGACATCATGCAAAATTAGATTTAATTTTGTCGAACAAATCTTGTTTGTGTATTCCTAAAGATGGTACTATAAACAATCATCAGCAATTAGATTACTTGAATCTAAAAGATTCCCCTGACTATACTTGTTATTACTTTTTAAATAATTATTCTCCTACAACACACATACTATTTGAGTTTGATAATATAAAAGAAAAAAATAAAATATATCCTTGGAAGGTGCATCCAAAAACATGCGTTTTATTTAATTCTGATCTAAGGCACTCTATTATGGCTAATCAAAGCGACATTCCAATTATGGCTATTGTTTTTCAATTTAAAATTGATAATATATAATTAGAATTTGTTAGGATGAATTTAGAGCATAATTACTATTCATATAAGTCGGTATTTCCATCTCAATTGTGTGATGACATTATCACTTTTTGCAATCAACAGTTAGATCAAGTTGCATTGACTGGCTCGTTTAGTCAAAAAGATTTAAATAACAAAAAATTAAAGCAATTAAAAAAACATCGAAACTCAAATGTTGTATGGATAAATGAACCATGGATAACTAAACACATTAAACCTCTAATAGCTCATGCTAATTCAACTTCAGGTTGGAACTTTGATATTGACTTTGCTGAATCTTATCAATTCACAAAATACGCAAAAACTCAACATTATGACTGGCACAGTGATTCCACCCCAAAACCATATGGAGATGATTGTGCCCCTGAGTTAAGAGGAAAAATTAGAAAAATATCAATGTCTGTGCCTTTAATTGATGGAACTGAATATGAGGGTGGAGATTTTCAAATTGACCATAGAAACACAACCACAGGTAAGAAAAATGTGGAAACAATTGAAAATGCAAGAATAAAAGGCACAGTTACTTTTTTTCCCTCTCATGTTTGGCATAGAGTGACACCTGTTACCTCTGGCACCAGATATTCGCTTGTTGTTTGGTTTGTAGGGAAACCTTTTAGATAGGAGAAAAATGAAAAAAATAAAAAAAGAAGAAGTTTTTAAAACACATAATTACGCAGTGATACGAGAGGCTATTAGTAAAGAGTTAGCCATATTCTCATATCAATATTTACTTAATAAAAGAGCTGTAACCAAGCACTTTATGAAAACAAAATATATTTCTCCTTTTGATACTTCTCACGGATATTGGGATGACAGACAAATACCTAACACGTTTTCAATCTATGGAGATATTTTAATGGACACATTGCTTGAAAGGACTTTACCTTTGATGTCAGCAATTACTCAATCTGAACTAATACCTAATTATTCTTATGCAAGAATTTATAAACATGGGGATGAACTAGTTCGTCATAAAGATAGACCAGAGTGTGAAATATCCACTACAATAAATCTAGGAGGAGATTCTTGGCCTATATTTTTAGAACCCTCAGGAGAACAAGGTAAAGAAGGGGTGCAAGTAAATTTAGGTCCTGGGGACATGCTTGTTTATCGAGGAGATAAATTAGAACATTGGAGAGAGCCTTTTGAAGGAGTTAATTGTGGTCAAGTTTTTTTACACTATAGTGATGTGAATGGTCCTTATGGAAGCAGCTTGATGTACGACTCTAGAGAAATGTTAGGGTTACCTAGTGACTTTAGAAAATAAAGAAATACAAATAAAAAAACATTTTTTTACATATTCTTTTGTAGAAATGATCGCACCTTTTACCATAAAAAATCTTTCTAAAATAAAGTTTAAAAAAAACAAAAATGATAAAATGCAAACTACTTTTTACCATAACAATGCTATTATTGAAGAAGATGATTTTGCAGAATATAAACAGAATTTAATTAAGTTTATTAATATATCTGGTGAAATATTAAATTTTACTTTTGATCTTTTTTCAAGCAGTTGGTTTCAAAAATATAGTAATGGGCAACATCATCCTTTACACATACACGGAACTCAAAAAACAATGTACTCACTTATACATTATTTAAAAGTTTCAAAAAAATCCTCTACCACTAATTTTTACCCGCCAGGGTATCCTTATCTAGGAAATGAACAAAAAATAAAAATTACTCCAGAAAATAACAAAATTATTATTTTTCCTTCATGGATACCTCATGAGGTAGAATATAATAACGATATAGTTAGAACAATTTTCTCAGCTAATTTTTATGTAAATCCAAATGAAACAAAAAAAATTTAATCATAATAGTTTTATAGGAGGCTGGTACATGCCAGACGAATTATGTGACGAATTGATAGATTATTTTAATTATAACCAAAAATATCTTAAGGAAGGAGTTGTTGGTAAAGGATCAAATAGAAATGTGTTTGATAAAGAAGAGAAGGAAAGTTTAGAGTTAATGATATCGTCAGGTAATCTTGACGGAGTGATTGGCGTTTATAGAAAATATCTACAAGAAGTTTTAAACAATTATTTAACAAAATATGAAAGAGCAGACATGGTTTGTGATTTTAATATTAATCATGCATATAATTTTCAAATGTACCCTAAATCTGGTGGATTTAAAAAATGGCATTGTGAAAATAGTGGTCCAAGTTCTATGCACAGACATCTTGTATTTATGACTTACCTTAATGATGTAGCAGACGGTGGCACAGAATTCATGTATCAAAATATAAAAACAAAAGCGGAAAAAGGACTAACTCTTATTTGGCCAACCATTTGGACACATACTCACAAAGGAGTTGTTAGTCATACTAAAGAAAAATATATTATTACAGGTTGGTATAGTTTCAGTTAAGGATAAAAAATGATCAAACCAGAAGAACTTAAAGACAAAAATTTTAAAATATATCTTGGAATGCCTATGTATGGTGGAATGGTTGCAGAGGCTACGGTTCATGGATTATTGGAATTACAACAATGGAGCATGTCAAAAAAAGTAGGACTAAGATTTCAGTCCATGGGTAATGAAAGTTTAATTACACGTGCTCGAAACACGATTGTATCTATGATGATGGATGAAACAGATTATGTAGCAACACATTTATTATTTGTAGACGCCGACATTGGTTTTAGTTGGAAAAATGTTGAAAGGTTGCTATGTGCAGATAAAGATGTTGTATGTGGTATTTATCCTCGAAAACATTTGTATTTAGAAAAAATGAAGCAAATATTAGAAGACAACCCGAACGCAACACCTGATGAGCTAGAAGCTAAAGCCTTAGGTTATAATGTTAACTTTGATGATCCTTTAAATCTTAAAGGAGAGAATGGATTTTTTAAAGTAAACGAAGCAGCCACGGGTATGATGCTAGTAAAAAGAGAGGTGCTTCGTACTATGATGAAAAAGTTTCCAGAACGAAAATATGAATCTGATCAAATAGTTAATGGAGGATATTTTAAATCAGATAATTGCTATGATTTATTTGCTGTTGGTCCTTACAAAACTAAAAATCAAATTAGATACTTATCTGAAGATTATTATTTTTCCAGATTGTGGCAAGAGTGTGGTGGTGAGATATGGGCAGATTTAGGGATGCCTTTAACGCACTTTGGTAATAGAGCATTTAAAGGTCATGTAGGAACATTGGTTGCTAAAAAAGAGTAATTTATATATATTGGCACAATGCCATTAGTAAATTTTAGACCAGCACCAGGCATTAACAAAGAAGTAACCGACTACACAGGCGAAGGCAAGTGGACAGACGGTGATAATGTACGCTTTTTTCAAGGATTGCCACAAAAAATCAAAGGATGGGAGAAATTTATCTCTACAACTTTGGTAGGTGTCGCTCGTGATCAACATGCTTGGGTATCCTTAGATGGCACAAGGTATAACGCCGTTGGCACTGATAGAAAATTATATGTAATTGAAGAGGGTAGAGCTTATGACATTACTCCAATAAGAGAGACTCAAGCCCTAACTAACCCATTTACTACTAATGCTACTACTTCAGTGGTAGTGACCGATACTTCTCATGGTGCACAAAAAGGTGATTTTGTAACCTTTGATTCTTTCTCTACTATTGATGGTCTCGATATGAACAAAGAGTTTGAGATTACCTCAGTGGCTAATAATAATGCTTATGTTGTTACCACCACTGCTGCTGCTTCAGGATCTACATCTGGAGGTGGAGGTTCAGGTAATGCAAAATATCAAATCAGTATTGGTCCTGAAACATCTGTTTCAGCTTTTGGTTGGGGCACAGACGCATGGAACGTATCTACTTGGGGCACACCAAGATCTACATCAAACGTAACTTTGGAGGCAAGACAATGGTCATTAGATAACTTTGGTGAAGATTTAATTGCAACCGTTCTAAATGGTGGTGCCTTTAAATGGGATACTTCAACTGGTGTTGGCACAAGAGCTGCAGCAATATCAGGTGCACCAACAGCATCTAGATTGAGTTTAGTCTCTACACCCGACAGACATTTAGTATTTATGGGAACAGAAAACACGATTGGCACAACAGGTTCACAAGATGATTTATTAATTAGATTCTCTGATCAAGAAGATATTACCACTTATCAACCTACCGCAGAAAATACAGCAGGTTCATTGAGAATAGCTGACGGTTCACGTATAGTGGCTGCTGAAAGATCTAGAGGTCAATTATTAGTTTGGACTGATACGTCATTACACGCAATGCAATTTATTGGCCCGCCTTTTACATTTGGTTTAAGACAACTTGGACAGAATTGTGGTATCGTAGGTATACATGCAGGTCTTGATTTAAATGGTGTGGCGTACTGGATGTCTCAAGACTCATTCTTTCTCTTTGATGGTACAGTAAAAAAATTACCATGCACTGTGGAACAATTTGTTTTTGATAATCTTAATGTTACTGGTGCTGAAAATGCTTTTGTTGGTCATAATGGTGAGTTTAATGAAATTATGTGGTTTTACCCAAGAACAGGATCGGATACAATTAACGCTGTTGTCGCCTATAATTATTTAGAGCAAACTTGGTGGACGGGAACTTTAGATAGAACGACTTGGATTGACAGAGAAGTTTATGAGAACCCTGTGGCATCAGATTACTTACCAACGACCACGGCCAATAATGAAACAATCTCTGGCCTAACAGATGGTGCAACACAAATGTTCTTACACGAAACAGGTAATGACGCAGACGGAACAGCAATGACAGCTTTTGTCAAATCAGGATCTGTTGAGATAGGTGAAGGTAATGATATGTTGTTTGTTCAAAAACTTATACCTGATGTTCAAAATCAAGCAGGCACCTTAAACTTTAAGTTAGAATTTAAAAATTATCCAAACACTAGCACAAGCACTATTAAGACAGCTACTTTTACTGATGCAACAGAATTTGTAAGTTTACGTGGCAGAGGTAGAGAATTTACTGTTAATGTCGTATCTAATACCACAGGCACTGCTTGGAGATTAGGTACACAACGTTTTGATGTACAACCAGATGGTAGAAGATAATGAAACCTTTTGAAATATTACAAGATTGGAGATCCAAGCCTTATCGAAGAACAAATTATGAAAATATACATGCCTTTTATGGTGATAAAAAATACATAAGAATGAAACCTAAATCTGAAATTTCTTTGACTCCAGGTTTTTTACATTTAATAATTAAACATCCTAAAGAATGGGTGCATCAAAACTTTAAATTAGAAAACGAGATTACTTTAAAAAATGAAACACATAATATATTGTATTATACATTGATTGAATCATTAATATCTAACGATGAAAAGGAATATAAACTACATGTTAAAAATGGAGTACCTAAAGAGGATGAAGAATGGCTAAATTAACATTACAACGATTTCCTGATCCAAGATCTGAGTACGACGCAGCACAGGCTGCAGAATTAATAAGACAATTAGAAGAGATGGTGCAACAATTAAATACACAGTATACTCAAGATACACAAGAAGAGTCTACAAGAAGGGCATGGTTCTTTAGTGGCTGACGTATTTAGGAGATTTATTGCAAATCTGACAACAACAGATTTAACAACTATATTTACGGTGCCTACTGCAAATGTAGCAGCTACGCCACCCACACCAGTGTCAACATTTATAGTTAAATCTATTAACACACACAACTATGATGGATCTAGCGCAGTAACTGTGAATATTGATCACAATGACGGAAGTAACGATTTACAAATTTTTCAAGTAGACGTATCAGCGTCAGACACAAACACTATTTCAACCTCTATGGTTTATCAAGAGGGAGATGCCATGAAACTACAAGCTAACGCATCATCAAGAGCAATGGTTGAAGTATCCGTTTTAGAAGTTAAACAACAACAATAATCGGTTGATTTCTTAGTTTTTCGACTATAAAACTATAATATGGCGAAAATTGTAGATGAACCGAAAATATTACGTTATGACGTAATTGACGGTAAAAATGTTCCTGTTTACAGTGCAAAAGTAGAGACTACCGTCACAAACACAAGAACAGGTCAAGAGTATAATTCACATGAGGAGTGTCAAGCTGATATTGATGATCCTAACACAGAAACAACAGAAGCAGATATTAGAAGAGATGTTCACGTAACAGCTCCCAATGTATTTGCAGGAGCACATACGTTGCCAGAGTAAAAAAAAATGCAGAATATGGAGTACACACAGATTAATGAGTTTGGTCTCGGATCACTAGTCGGTGACTTCTTTCAAAACGTCAAAGATGTGGTTGGTGATGTAGCCAGAAAGGTTGCACCAATTGCTCCTTACATACTACCTTTCACAGGTATACCTTTACCTTATCAATACGCACTAGGAGCTGGAATAAATTTAGCCGCTGGTAAAAAGCCAGTTGACGTTGCAAAAGATTTAGCATTACAGGTAGGAATCGGAGGACTGAGAGGTGCAATGATGAGACCTGAGGGAGCAACCTTTGGTCAAGGTTTTAAGCAAGGCGCATTTGGTATTACTCCAGATATTAAGACACCCGCTGACAGCGGTCAGGTGACAGGTATCAGCAGTGCATACGATAAAGTAATGAAGTCAAGACTAAATCCTTTAAGTGAGGCATCTCAGTTCAAAACTAATCCGAAGTTTACAGATGACATGGCTCTACTATCTCAAGCAATAGAAGAGCAATATCCTATTGTTGGTGAGGGTTTGACAAAAGACATGATTCAAGAAAATCTTTTAAGTAGAGCAACCTTAAACAAGCAGTTAGGTATTGTTCCTGAAAAAGTAAAGAGAGGTATTGTAGGACAGTTTTTACCCGCTGGAGCAACAGCGTTAGGATTGACTTCTTTAATGACAAAACCAGAAGAAGAAGAAGAGTACGATGATACTTTCTATAGTTCCTATATTCCCAATGAGTATTACTACGATGATCCAACAAAGTATCAGCTATTAGATATCACAGGACCACAGGGATATGATCCTGGCATTTATCTATCCGCTGACGGCGGTGAGGTGACAGGGGGAGTTCAAAACAGTGGACAGCGAATTAAGCACTCTGATGGTAAAGTCAGAGAGCATCCAAAACGCATCGGAGAGATTGCAGGAGCTGGAACGGGAACTTCTGATGACATTCCTGCAATGTTATCGGATGGTGAATTTGTGATGACTGCCAAGGCAGTTCGAAATGCGGGTGGCGGCTCGCGGAAAGCGGGAGCGAAAAAGATGTATCAAATGATGAAAAGTTTAGAAAAAGGTGGTAGTTTATCACAACAAAGTATAGGGATGGCGTAATGGTAACAACAACTGAATATTTACAAAGAGAAGCACCAGATATCGAAGCAAGAAGACTAGGACTAATGGATACTGCTAAGGCATTAGCAGATCAGCCTTTAACTTTACCAGCACAACAGGTAGCAGGTCTTACTCCCGAACAATTACAAGCCATTCAACTGGGTTCTCAGGGAATTGGAGCGTATCAGCCTTATTTAGCTTCTGCACTGCAATCACAGGCAGCGGGACTGGGTACACTCGGTCAAGCCGCACAAGCTTACACTGATATTGGTCGTGCTCCGACCATGGAAGAAATACAGCCTTTCATGAATCCCTATCAGCAGGCAGTTCAAGATGAGATTAATCGTGCCTACAATATTGCTCAACAAGGTCAAGCAGCAAAAGCAATTCAAGCGGGTGCATTTGGTGGTGATAGAGAGGGTATTGCACAAGCAGAATTAGAGAGAAATCGTGCCTCCGCATTAGCTCAGGCACAAGCTCAAGCTTTCCTTAACGCACAACAACAATTAGGTCAAAGACAGCAGACATCCGCCGCAGGATTAGGCGCCTTAGCTCCTCAGTATGGAGCCTTTGGAGCACAGCAAGCTCAATTAGGAATTACAGGACAGCAAGCGGGCACACAGGATATTAATACTTTACTAGGATTAGGTGCACTCGGACAGCAGCAAGCTCAGTCAAGTTTAGATGTGGCAAGACAAAACGCTTTAGCACAAATGTATGAGCCATATCAGAGAGTCGGTTTCCTATCAGATATTTATCAGGGAGCACCAACAAGTACACAAACAATTCAAACAAGCACCGCTCCAGCGGCAACAAGTAGTATGTCTCCTTTAAGAACAATTGCGGGCTACGGCGCACTCGGTTTAGGTGCGTTATCAGGTCTTAGCGGATTGCAGGGACTATTCTAATGCCAGTACTAAATAGAGTAATGTTTCGTCAACAAGGTTCTCCGATGACAGGAGAGATGTATGATTTTGATATTCAAATGAAACAAAAACCTGAAATGGATAGCTATGCAAAGAGAGTTATTGATCCTGAGTTTCAAAACTTCTTATTAGATGTTTATGGAGACAGAGGGCAAGGTATCTTGGATATTCTTTTACAAGGAAATACACCAGATAACTTTAGTATGCTTAGTGGTCTTCTCAATGAGTTTACAAACTATAAATTAGTAAAAGAAAAAGAGGGAATGGTTATTCCTGAAGGAAACTTTGAACTAGATCCTACCGAACAAAGATATCTTGACAGTTTAAAATATAGACAAGAGGGTTCTCCTATGGAGGGAGAAGAATCTGACGCCGTTGGTATTGCCGATGGATTAAATAGAGAGACACCTCCAGCAGATCCCACTTCCGATGGTATCGCTAAAGTTTCTCCTGAGCAGTATGTTCAATTAATGAATGAGATTAGAGGCGATGATGTTCCTATGGAGGGAAGAGTACAGGAGTTAGCGGGAGTTGTTGGAGAGCGAGATGCTCAAGACACGCCTTTATCTGTTCTCGCTTTAGTGCAACCCGTATTTGAATTACAAGAACAACAAGGCATTGGAGCTACACAGCAGGCACAAGACATGATGCCAACAGCCTCTGCTCAATTAAATCAACCGATGAGTGATGGAATTGTTAGAGCAAACACTGGAATTTTTGCTGACAATTTAGCAGTTAACCCTGTTGTGATGAACTCAATATTAGATATGTATGGAGTTAATCAAACTCCCATAAATATCTCTGAAAGAGGTAAAGAATTAACTGATATGTATTTGGAGCAAGCTAATTTAAAAGACAAAGCAAGACTGGCTGCCGCTCCCACTTTACTTCAAATAGGATCAACTCTTTTAGATCCTGAAGCAGAAACAGAGGACATAGCAAAAGATATAGCTACCGAAGTGGCTAAATTAGGGATTAATATATCCTCAATGAAAGATCCTTATGTAAAGGCGGGACTAACACAGGCGGTGCAAGAGGAAACAGACAGAAAAAAATTATTTTTTGATGCAAGAGCAAAGATAGGAGATGAAGCTGTTAAACAAATTTTTTCTAAAGAAAAATTCATAACAGATGGTTTTACAGGATTTAGTGTTGGAGAGTATTCAGGATTACCAAGACCTGATCAAATAGACGCTTACTACGATAAAATAGATTTATTAAATATGGAAAACACTGCTGAAAAAGCAAAACTCAACTCTATTAGTACTTTATTAACTCTTCCTAATTTATCTGTAGAAGATAAAGCACAGATAAGACTAGATCCAAGTGAGTGGTTAAAAAATAATCAAACAAAAGCAGCAGGTTTATCTGAAAAAGACAAAAACTCTCAAGAAAATACTTTAAGATCAGAGTTCACCAAAAACAGTAAAAACTTTATTGTTCAATCAGATTCTTTTACAAAGATAGTCAAGGCTGGACAAAACCCTTCTCCTGCGGGTGATTTATCTTTGATCTTTAACTTCATGAAAATGCTAGATCCTCAGTCTACTGTTCGTGAGTCAGAATTCCAAAATGCAGCCAACGCAGCTCCACTATTAACTAGACTCGGTATTGACTTCGATAAAATCTCCACCGTCTGGGAAGGTAAAACCTTGACCGATCCTCAAAGATCAGATTTCTTAACCAAAACAAAAGAGTTGTATGAGTCTGGGTTACAAGGTAATCAGAGAATGGTAAAACAATTCCAAGACTTAGCTGATTTATACGGTATTAGAAAAGAAGCTGTAATAATAGATTTCAGTATTCCAGATTATGAAAAAATGTTTTCAGGGGAAGGTTTTGGTATCTTACAGGGAGGATCTACAGATGCCTTCGATGAATCTGCTTTTAATCCTAACCCCAACCCAAGGATAGATTAAAATGGTTCAAATACAGTCAAAAGAAGAGGCATTAGAGCAAGGATCAGATAAAAAATCCTCTTATCAATTAGCTGTTGAGCAGCCGATGGATTTTATGAAACTTCAAGATTTGCTTTTTAATGATGATATTCAAAGAGCTAAACTTTTCCCAGAGGGTGAATCAAATCAAGTTTCTCTTTTCGACAGAATCAGAGCGGATCTAAAGGGTGATATATCTCCAGTGGGAGAGTTTAATTTTCTAAAAGAAATATTTGGAGAAAATAATGTTATTGCAAGAAACGATGGTAATTTCTTTATTAGAGAGGCGCCTGGTAAAACTTACGTAGAACTAAATCCTGAGGGATTTCAAATGAAAGATGTTGCTGAGTTATCAGGTGAGGCTGTTGTAATTGCTCCTACTATGTTTACAGCTAATCCTTGGTTAGCAGGTCTCTACGCGATAGGTGGTGGAACAGCCTTACAAGCAATAGGAGAAACTATACCTGGTGAAACAGAAATAGAGGCTGGAGATAGACTTAAAAAAATAGCAGCGGAGGGTGTTTTTGGTGCTGGTGGTCAGTTTGGAGCAAACGTCGTTATAGATTTTTTTAGTCGTCTTGGAGTTAAAAACTTTATTGTTAATAAAGCGCTCAAGGCATTAGAAAAAAGAGGAGCGATGGGTAAAGATTTTTTTGAGAGAGGAGAAGAACTTACACAAAAGGTAGGTAAACTAACCTTTGGAGAAATATCAGGAGACGCAGGATTAAAATCTATAGAAGACTTTTTAAGAAGTTATTATCTCACTAGAGGTGCAACAATGGATTTAGCAGATGAACAATTAAACGCTGCTAAAAATGCAATATTAAAATTTATTCAAACTTCCTATAACGCTGCCAATGATCCTCAAGCAATTAGAACTGGAGTCAGCTTGGGAGCGGATATTCAACGATCATTTAAATCAGTTTTAGACAGCTTTGTAGACCTTAGAAGCGCAAACGCATCTAAGTTATATAATCAAACTAAATTTATAACAGACAGTACAGGTAAACAAGTCGACATCACTGGTCTTCCTACTATCAAAATTACAGAAATTAACAAGACACTAGATGAAATGAAAGAGACTGCTAAGCTAAACCAAGATGACACTCTCTACAAAAGTTTAATTCAATGGCAAGACAGTTTAAATAAACAAGCAAAAAATGGTTTAATACCTTATGAAGTCTTTAATAGACAGATGAGTATTTTTGGTAAGGCATCCTACGGTAAGGGATCTGCTTTTAAAAACTTAGAGACAGCAGCTCAAAGGGGACCAGCAAAAGAACTTTTTGGAGCATATAGTAGAGCTCTCAATGACACCATTGAGTCCTTTGATCAAGGATTGAAGATAGGCGGGGTAGACGATGCCATTAACGCTGAGGTTGCATCTAATTTAAAAGTAGCGAGAGATCAATACAAAGCAGACTCAGAGCTCATTGATCAATTAGAGAACAGTTTTATTAGAGATTTCATATCACCTGGTGCCAGTAAAAGTAAGGCATCCGTTGTACAAAGATTTCAAAAACTAGAACCTGAAGAAATAGATTACGCTTTTCAATTACTGAGAGGAACTGGTAATGAGGCTGTTATACAAGATATTAAGAAATCATTTATTACTGATGTATTTGAAGATTCCTTAACTGCTATTAAAGATTTAGATTTAAACCAGATGAGCACCGCTGAAGTCGGTCGAGTCATAAAGGAAGTATTTGAGCCTAATAAATTTCTAGATAATTTAAATGAAAAAGTAGGAAACGAACGACTAAAAGTTTTATTTACAGAAAAAGAATTAGATCGATTAGGAGACATCACCGAATACATTCAAAGAGTAAACTTTAACAATGTTAAACCTAAGGCAGCTATCTTAGATATTATCATTTCTTTTATTAATCCTAAGGAAGCCTTAATTAGAATCGCTGGATTAAAAAAGATGACCAATTTAATGTTTGATCCAAAAGGAATTGATGCGTTAAAGGCAGCCTTAAAAGCTTTAGAGAGTGACAAGCCGATGAATGAAATTTACAGAAACGTAGGTGGAGATTTACTAAACTTCTATTTATTAGCAGAAACAGAGCCTACTGATTATTTACAAAAATATCTAGATGTAGCTGGTCAATACTACAATTTACAAGAACCAAGTATTCAGCAACAAATACAGCAGTCAGGAATAGATCGATTCGGTCCTGATTATCAAAAGCAACAAGAAGAAGCTTTACAAGATTTACAATCCTTTAATATTTCCTCTCCTCAAGTGTCCCGCGGACAGGGGGTCGATGTTATCCCTCCTTTGTCGACCCCAATTAATCCGCGGACCGTGGCTAGCTTAGAGTCAGTGGGAATGCCTCTTTTCACTGCCGCTGAGGGTGGTATAGTGGATCTCTATGAATCAAAAAAATTTAAGAAACCGCAGGTGGTGGCGTAATGGTTAGTTTTAGACAAGCAGAAGCACAAAGTATGAAAGCTCTTCGAGACAGAAGAGAGAAAACAAGACAAGATTTTTTCAAGGGAAGACCTGATATTTCTGATAATCGTTTAGATCGCAGGCAGATTCAATCTGATTTGTATGAAAAATTTAAACAAGAACAAATGAAACCTGTCGACAAAACGGGTTTTATTGATCCTAAAACAGGAAAACTAACAGGTGCTTTATATCAATCAAGAAAACCTGGTGGACCTACTTTAGCTGATGAGGCTATGAGATTAGCTAACATGTATGGACCTACCTTTCGTGAAATTGGAAGTGATATAGGATACGCTGTCGGGAGTATGGGTAAAGGTCTTGGTCAATTTATAGGTAAAGGCGGTGTCATCGGATCTGTCATATCTGATGTTCTCAACAAATTTAAGGGAGGCACTCAACAGGGAATAGAAACTGTCAAAGATTTATATGATAATTTAAGGACAACGCTCAGCGGTCAGCCGACCGTGACTTACGGTGGATCAAGTAGTATAAGCACCACCAGTGAAGGTCAGCCAAGAATAGATTTGACACCAACTTCAATTACTACAGAAACTCTTCCAGCCATGAATCTGAGTAAAAATGTGGGCGATGAGAGTGATCCATCTATCTTTGGTATAACCAATACAGGAGTTACTCTACCTTTTGTTTACAATAATATTAGCTCATTCAACCCAGATACTTATCAACCAGGATATCTTCCTGAGGGTTTTTCTAATATGGGTGTTGCTCCTATCGTTCCAGAATATTACAACCAAGACAACTTGTTAGGTAACGTCTTTTTAAACAGTCAAGGATATAATGTTCCTCTATATAAAAATGGAGGAAGTGTAGACAAATACGCTGGTTTGGGTTATAAACTCAAATAAATGAAATTAATTCAATTTATTATAAACTTATTTAAAAGAAGGGAAGAGAAAGACCCCCATGAACAACATTGGGGTATAGGTGCAAAATGATAAAAATTACTGATTCACTGAAGGCACGAGTACAGGACCATGAAGGTCTGCGTACATCTATGTATTTAGATTCACTAGGAAAAGCCACTGTGGGCATCGGACATTTGGTACAGCCACACGAGAGACAAAGATTTGCTGAGGGAGTAGAAATACCAATGGATGAGATTATGGAAATCTTTGAAATGGATTTAAACAGAGCGGCAGCGGGAGCTGATTTATTAATTAGTGAATGTATTGGTCACGATTTGCCTCAACATGTAGGTGAGGTAATTCTTGAGATGGTGTTTCAATTGGGGACTCAAGGTGTCCGCAACTTCAAGAAGATGTGGAAAGCAATGAGAGTTAAGGATTGGAAAAAAGCCGCTGAAGAAATGAAAGATTCCAGATGGCATTCACAGACACCGAAGCGCTGTGAGCACCTAGCTGAAATTGTAGCAAATACTTAAAGAGTTCTTCTAACATAGTTAGGCAGTGTACCCTCTTCTAGGTACCATGCGTACGCTGCTTTCCAATCTTTTTTATATTCTGCTTTTAAGAAGTCTATTAACTCTTCTTCTTTTTTATCATCACTCTTAAAAAAATTTAAAAAGTGAGTTTTTGCTCTGTTAGTTAAATTAAACATAATATTTTATTCCTTTCGAATAAGTTTTTAGTTCACAGTCAAGAAAAAAGAATTGTTTATTTAGCAAAGCAGATATGATAATGTCTATTTAAGAATAGTGATGACCAACAATATATGGAAGGAAACTTGTGTATGTTTAGAAAAAAGTCGTTAAATCTAGTGTCTCTTGCAAAATAATTAGTTTAGCAACTGTCGTCACTATTCTCTTATTTTCTCAGATAACTAACTTGACTAGTAACTTCTACCTTTTCCCAACGCTGTAAAACAGCTTTACTTACATCTTCATGCAGCATTTTTAGCTGACTTATAGGTAGTTCAATTGGTCTACCTATATTCTCTTGTGCTTGCTTTACTTCGTCTTTAGTTAAACTAACTAATAATTTTCCGTCTTGATAAACTATTCTCATTGTGCTTCTCCCCAATTATCTCCTATGGCAACGTCTACTTTTGATGGGATATTAATCTCAATAGCGTTTTCCATATACTCTATTATTTGCTGTTGTTTCTCTTCACTACCGTCAAAGCTGATCGCTAATTCATCATGAATTTGTATCATGGGTATGATACCCTCTTTGTATAGGTTCACCATTGCCTGCTTTGTTTGATCAGCGGCGCTCCCTTGAATTAATCTGTTTAATGCTTTGTAGGTACCTGCTCTTTTTAAAGGTGTGTTGATACCGTGCTCCTCTTTTGCTTTCTCATAGGGATATGCTCGATGAGCACCAAAAGCTTTTGGCTCCCACAAATCAAAGTGACAGTGTCTCCCTAAAAATGTTTTGACCTTCCCTGTCTTCGAAGCGTGGTCAGAGACTCGGTCTGCAAGCTTCCTTACAAAGGGAACTCGAGTGTTATATTCGTTAATAATCATTTTTGCTTCTTCTGGGTCAATTCCTAGCTGATCTGCTAGTTTTCCGACACCCATTCCATAGAATAACCCCAAATTTATGGTTTTAGCGCTCTTACGTTCGATTTTTCCAATCTCCGCCATGATCGTATGGAAGTCGGTGTTTTTATCGCTCCTGTAAGCTCCTACGAGCTTTTCTGAACCCTCCAACCCTATGAAATCAGCATAATGAACTACTAAACGAGGTTCCTGCTGTGAATAGTCAAATGAACCCCACTTCTCTCCCTCTTCAGGTAGAAACAGTCCTCTAATCATTGTTCCTATTTTTAGATCCGCTTCTTTACTATCTCGAGCAGGTATCTGCTGTAGGTTTGGGTTTGAATAACTAAATCTTCCTGTTACCGTTCCACCATTCTCTGTTCTAAGTTGATTAATATTGGCATGAATTCTTCCCTTGTGATTATATTTTTCTATCGTATGGAGGAACGTGGTTCGCGCTTTGTTGTATTCTCTTGCTTGAACAATTGCTTTCGGTACAGGATGAGGATGGTTTTCTAAAAAGCTTTTTGTAAAACTAGGATTACCTTTATCTGTTTTAGGATAATCAATTTTACAGAGATCAAAGATAGAGGCAATCGATCTGGCTGCCCAAATATCTACTTTACCCCCTGTTTTATCATGAACAAAATTAAGTAATTTATTTTCTCTTTTAATTAACTCTTTCTCTGCCACTGCTAGTTTATCTAAATCAACTCTCACTCCTCTTCTTCTCATTTCCATCAGAACAGGAAGGAGTTCTGTTTCTAAATCAAAAACAGTTTGTAAATTATTTTTACTAATATCAACACTGAGCCTATCCCAAAGCTTCAAACATAAAACAGCATCCTGTTCGGCATACTCTCCCACAAACTGAGCAGGTATCTTGTACATTTCTGCTTTTGGATCAACACCCCATTGCGCTGCTGTTTCTTTTAACAGAAACTCACTTTTACTTTCATCTAAATACTCTTTCGATAAAGCGTTTAAAGAATAACTAAATTTATTTTCATTAATCAAAGGAGCAGCAATCATTGTATCAATAATACGACCATTCCACTTAACTCCCTCTGCCTGTAACCAACCAAAATCATAGGATGCATTGTGAGCAATCTTATCGCAGTCAGTGGATAGCATTTCATTTAACCAATCAAAAACTATTTCTGGAGAGTGATTAAAACCTGTCTCATGTCTAATAGGGTAGTATCCCTCCCAACCGTCAATAGCAATAGCCACTCCGATAATGTGTCCATCATTGGTTGCCCATCCAGCACCCTTTTCACTGATGTTGGGGTCTTTAGTTTCTAAGTCGATTGAAATTCTTTTTGCATCTTTAATATCGGGAAAGTCCATTGGTGGTAGCCACTCCGATTTTGGTTTAAACATCCCTATTTGTTTACTCATATTCTATAAGCCTCTCTCGATTGAGGTAAGACTATAAATAAATTGTGTCTTGCTCTTGAGAAGGCGACATAAAATAGACGATGCTCATTAATCGGATTAGTACGATAGTCATCATATGCCATCTTTCCTATATCAAGAGAGACAATAACATTATCTGCTTCACCGCCTTTTTGTTGGTGGATCGTGGACAGTGTTATTCTTGGTTCTTTTCCTATGTCCTCACCCCTTGACTCTAGGTTTTCCAAGTATGCTCTTGTTTCTGTGTTTAAGGTAGTCATTACATGTACCCATGAAATTCCAAAGTCAGCGTGTAATCCATAGCTTTCTTTTAATTCCTTAAAACAAACTTTTTTATCGGGAAAAGCTTTCTTTTGTTCTGCGACTACTTTTTTATATCCCCTTGCTACAAACTCTTTTCCAATACTCTTATATAGATTATCGATCATCTTGATTGGAACTTCATTTGTTTCGCTTCTCATTAATTCTTTCCAAGTCAGTATAGCATTTCTTTCCTGTGCTTTCACAGAATAACGATACTTATTATCTCGCATTTTAACACGAAAAAATACATTCTTTTTTCTTAACACTTCCTCTAAGTCTTCTCTAATAGTTCTTGTTCTACCCATCACCAACCAACTACCCTCAGACATATTTAAGTGAAAGATACCTTTGACAAACTCAACGCTCCCGTCTCTCTCCGCAGGTCTCCATTTAATATCATCATAGGCAACTATTTGCTCTTCAACACGATTAACTACTTCCCAAATCTTTCTTGGTACTCTCTTTGATTTATCTAAAACAATAGTTTCTTCTGCATTTGCTTTTACTTCAATAGCCTTAGAGACATCGGCATCCGCCCAAGTATAAATAGCTTGATTAGGATCCATGGCAATATAAGACACCTCAGATGCTTTCCAAATCATCTCTGCCATCTTCCATTGGATCGTGGACATATCCTGTGACTCATCAAAGAAAACAACACGAAAAGGTTTGACTCTGTTTTGTTTAACATAGTCCATAATTAAATCTGTAAAATCCATTTTAGGACCAGAGTCTTTAACAAAAAACCCTGTTACTCCATCTGTAAACTTCTCGTATCCCTTATTTTTATATTCTTTTAACCCTTTCGAGATATACTCAAGCTTGTGGTAAATAATGTCTTTTGCAAACATTGTCCAACAGTCTCTTAAATCAATATCTCTTCTTTTTGATTTCTCTATTAACTGAATATACTTGTCGTCGTAGTTGTTGTAAAAACTATCGTCATCATTATTAACATTAATTTTAATCCGAAGTACATCTTCTACATTTCTCCAATCATTTTTACTCATTATATAATCACGACTCAAACCTAACTGACGTAAGGCATAAGAGTGAAGTGTGGAAAAGCTTTCTAACTGAGAGGCAGGTATTTTAAATTTATCACTGGCTCTCTGTTTCGCTTCGTCTACCGCCTTATTTGAAAAAGAAAAGAAACCAATCTCATCAATCGAGTATCCCTCAGCGATATACTCTTCTATCTTATTAAGGATAAAAGTTGTTTTGCCCGTGCCTGGCGGTCCGATAACAACAATAGGTTTACTCATACTGCACCTGTAGTAATAAAGTGCCCTCCTTACTGAATCTTAATTTCATCACTTCTTTGTACTCTCTATTAAGTTCAATCAAGATAGCATGTCTTTTATGTTGGTGAGCAACTACTCCTGTTGTACCCGATCCACCAAAAGGATCTAAAACAGTGCCATTCTCTGGACATCCCGCTAAGATACAAGGCTCAATCAAGTCAGGAGGAAATGTTGCAAAGTGTGCTCCCTTAAATGGTTTTGTAGTAACACTCCAAACATTTCTTTTATTTTTCTTTTCTGCTCCCCAAACTCTTTCTCCCTCACTAAATCTTTTACCATTAGGATAGTCAGCTTGATAACCCTCTGCCATTTTGTTTCTTAAAACAGGAGCAGTCTTTGCTTCCTCTTTAATTGCCTCATGATCATAGTAGTAAGATTTATTCTTTGTGATTAACCATATTTTTTCATGACATGATGTTGGTCTATCTCTAACACTTTCTGGCATTGGATTAGGTTTATGCCAAATAATCTCTGACCTCACATACCACCCGTCTTCCTGTAAAGCGATTGCCACTCTATTAGGTATCATCATTAAGTCTTTTTCTTTTATATCCTCAAACACAATACCTCTTTTACTACCTTTCGTAGGTAAATCCTGTCTTGAATTACTGATCGTTTGTTTATGGTAGTCGGGACTCTTATATAAATTATCTTTGTTTCTTGTTGGTCGATAATTGTAATAACTGTCTCCCACGTTCCACCATATCGTGGCAGTATCTTTTAACTTAGGTTTCATTAGCCTAAAAAGATTAACAGTATTTTGTATGTAATCTTTGTAATGCTTTTCTAAACCCATTTGATTATCATTGCCATAATCTCTCAAACCAAAGTAAGGAGGGGAAGAGACAACACAGTCAATAGAATTATCCTCTAAGTCTTTTACTTTCTCAAAGCTGTTTCCAAATAATACTTTTATCAAAACGGTATCTCCTCTTCTTTCTGTTCTTTTTCCATATTAGGAATATCTAATTCTGGTTGCTCTACAGTTAACTCTTGTATTTTCCAAAGTCTAATTCTCACATTCTTTACTGTCTTGATCAGGTCTTCCGCTTCGTATTCTTCTCTTAGTCTAACGGTTACCCATGCTCGAGACTCTTTAAAGTCATTTCTCTTTAAATGATCCATCAAATCTTTTAGGGCAAAATAAGTAAACCCCTCTTCAGAATAAGATTTACCTAAAAAGATATCATCAAAGCTTAGTGCTTCTCCTTGATGTAAACAAAACTCTTCTAGTAATTCTTTGAACTCACCTTTCTTGGTTACCTCTTCGGGAGGATAATCAATAGAGATATTCTCAAATAACTCTGAGTATGTTCTATTCCACTCAGCAGCGCTCATATTCATGATACCTGTATTTAACTGTTCAAGACATGCTTGAATAATTTTACGATGGTTCATCAAGTCTTCGGTATTGGATATCTCCACTCTTCTGTCATCGACATTGAGAAAGTATCTCGGTGGATCAGATTTATAAACTTTTAAATCAGAGTACACAGGATGCTCCCGATCATTATCCCCACCTACACCAAATTTTCTTTTCTTACATAAACGCTTATTACAAAGAGATTCAATCGGTGGCTGAGTACATCGATACATATACTTTGGTGCACCCTCATTGTCGCTTTGACTAATCTGTCTAATGATAGAGATAACCTCATCCGCTTTCAGCGGTGGGTTAATATAAACTCTATTATATTCTTCAATTAATTCTGCGAAGTTATCAGGACTGGACTTCCTATAAAATACGCCGATATTGAAGAGAGCATTATTGCGGGAACCATCGCTCACTCCTTGTTCGGTTAGTATCTGTAAGCAAGGAGGTCCATCCTTGATAACTTCATTCTTGAAATCTGTCTTGATGCTTGACAGATCACCAACGACCATAGAGTCGTATAGCGCAAGAAACTGTTCTAGTGTGGCACCCGATCCATCCTCTTTGAGTGCGTATCTATTTCTTCCGTGGTAAGGTAAGTTAATCCAACTCCCTGTATCCCTTTTCTGTTCTCCCTCTCTCTGAGATAACTCAATCTGTTTAGGAAAAACTTCCGCAGATGGATACCCAATTGCCGTTGCCATCTCACTCAGCTTTAGTTGTATATCTTTGGCGGCAATCGGATCTTTCATAAATAAATATAAGTGAGCGCCACCACTTTTAGAGAGACACATCACCAATGGAAATTTTTTATCTTTAATCTTTTTTTGGAGTGCCTTGTGATCCAGTGGATACACATCAATATCAATGGCACCAAACACACACTGATTGTCATCGTTGATCGGAACAATACCCATGGCAGGATACTCTCCCTTTAAGTGCTTCTCAAATTTTTCAGTGGTTGGCGGTTCGTGGACAGTTTTCATTCGAGCTTCCACTTTTTTACCTTGTTGTGGTTCATTTGATTTCTCAAATACACCATGGGCTCGCTCTAGCCCTTTAAATATATTCTTAAATTTTTCTACAAATGCATCATTCATTCATTGGTTCCCTTAATAAAAAAGATACGGCAACCCCGATATAACATAAACGAGGAGAAATAATTAATAGCAAGGACTGCCGTATCTTGCGCTAGTAAAGCTAGAATGGTAAATCGGAGTCAGATTCACCATTCATGGAGGCATCTCCGCTACCCTTTTGCGGAGAAACTTGTTCATCGGAGTTATCTTCTACACCAGATACCTCACCTTTATGGATAGCCTTTTCAAATTTAACAGCATCACTAAATATCTTTTCGATATTAGGATTATCTAATTCATCAATCCATTTATCTTGATTTATTACCCAATCATAATAATCACCCTTTTTACCAGGCACAGATTTTGTAGAAAGTTTATATGATCTAGCAAAATCTTTAGGTTGATAAATTTCATCGCCATCAATTCTTCTTTGATTAGCCATAATTGAATTCCATGTTCTAGATTTCTTGAGCTGAGTAGATTTCATTTTGATGATAGCTTGATTCCAACTTCCATCTTCCTCAATGACAATCACATAGTGTTCAGCGGTGTTTTGAACGTAAGTGTCACCATCATCTAAAATTTCTATATTATTTTCATTTCTAACAACTCTTCCATCTCTTTTCATTTTTTCATATTCTTCGATAGTATAGGTGTTAATAGGGCTTGTCGCCTTATCTCTATCCGTATGCCACTCTGTGTATCTTCTTCTGTAGTATACAGGAAGAACAATAAGTTCATTATAAAGCTTTTGAGTAACACTATTGAAAATCATACCCTCTTCAGCACCTTGAATATAATTGTTGTTATCTTTTTTTCTCTGAGGAGAAGCAGATACAATAACTTTTAGGTATGGAATTTGATAATCTTCGGCATCTCTCTCACTAAGAGAGGCACCAGCTTTTCTTAAAATGGAGTTATCAAATACTGCTACGCTTTTTTTCTTTTCTTCTTTTACTACTTGCTGTGTTTTACTTTTCTCTGACATATCTTACTTACCTTTCTTGATATTGATTTTATGTCCGACATAGACACCAAATGTTTCCATTGGTATGTCCTTGCCATTCTCAATCATTTCACGAATGAAACCCTTGAGAGTCATAGGTTCAACTTTGATATTTCTATCAGCGTCCAAACCCTTACTTGCCAAGTCACTGTAAATTTGATCTGCCTTTTCGTCTTCGGCTCTACCAAATTTTAAGACAACTTGATTTTTTATAATGTCATCATATCCATTATCACGGAGCCACTTAAACGCCTCTTCTTGATTATCTCTAGATATGCTTCCAGTATAAAATGGTTTGATGTCTACAGATTGTCCATCTGACATCTTAATTGATTTGACACCACGCTCTTCCATCAGAGAAACAATTTGTTCTCCGTTTTGTTTGAGCAGGTCTTTTTTAACTTTCATTAAAGACTCTAAGTCTTCAATTTCTTTTTCGATTTTTAATTGCTCCTGACACGCTTTTGATATCGGATCAACTTCACTCACTTCAAAATCGCTTTTCTCTTTTCGTAAATCTAACGTCATCGTTTTCCTTTCTATTCGTTTATGTCAACTCTGATAGGGAAGTAATCTCTTTCTAATCTATCATATTTTAACATATTATATCTACCATTAGATATAGTGCTTACAACCGAACATGTCAACCCTATTAATGCGGGATCTCCTACTAAAACCAAATAATCCGTGTCTTTAAAGTCTTTTAGGATTTGTTTTATTTTTCTAATTGTAGGCTGTGGAGACATCACTACTTGTTTTTGACTATCAAATAAATAAATTATCTCTCCAAATCTCTCTGCTTGAGAGAAGTCTAATCCCCTTAATGTACCATCGGTATGCTTACGCAATACCTTTTGAATGATATAAACTTTACTTTTACTTTCGCTCATGTAATAATTCTCTCTATAGAATAATTGTTAACATGATAGTAGATAAATACAAGTTTAAAACTAAGCCTATGGAACATCAACTTATTGGCTTAGCAGGAATGCTTAATCAGTTTGAGAAAAACTCACCAGAGTATGCACTGTTTATGGAGATGGGCTGCGGTAAAACCAAAGTCCTTATTGATGGAATATCCATTCTTTTTGATAACGGAAAAATAAATCAGCTACTCGTCGTGTGTCCTAACGGAATAAAATACAACTGGAGAGAAGAACTAGAAAAACATTTAGCCGAACATATTGACTACGATGTTCACGTTTGGGAGGGAGCAAAAACAAAAAAGGAACAAGAAATAATTAAGAAAGTTTTGTTTGCTACTGACAATCGTTTGAAAGTCTTAATTATGAATATTGACTCTGTGATTACTAAGTTCGGATCAACGGTGGCAGAAAAGTTTACGCTCGTTGATAAAACATTAATGTGTATTGATGAGTCGACAATCATTAAGAACATGTCCGCTCAAAGAACAAAGAGATGTATTAAGATCGGAGAGTTTGCAAAGTACCGAGTCATTCTAACGGGATCACCAATTACTAAGTCTCCCGAGGATCTGTATGGTCAGTGTGCCTTTCTCAGTGAAAACCTGCTCGGCTTTAGTTCTATTTACTCTTTTAAGGCTCGCTACTGTAATCAAGTCAAACTAAACTTTGGTGGTCGAAGCTTTAATAAGGTTACAGGATACAAGCGACTCGATGAGCTAACAGATAAAATACAGCAGTTCTCTTACCGAGTAACAAAGGCGGAGGCTCTAGATTTACCCGATAAAATTTATATGAAGAGACGCGTACCGATGTCCGATAAACAACTTAAGGCTTACGTCATGATGAAGAATGTTGCCCTAGCAGAAATTGACGGAGAGCAACTAACAACGGCTACTTTGATTGCTCAATTAAAAAGATTACATCAAATCGCCTGTGGATACATGACAACGGATGAGGGAGGTCTCATTGATTTCTCTGAGAATAGATTAAAGGAGTTACTCGATACGATAGAAGAGGTAGACGGAAAGGTGATTATCTGGTGTTCATATCGCCATAATATTAAAAAGGTTATTGAAACTTTAGACAAGAAATATGGACAGGGGTCAGCGGAAGGTTTTTATGGAGAAACTCCGAGCGCTGAGAGACCCAAGATATTAGATAGGTTTAGAGACCCAGATCATCATATGCGATTTTTGGTTGGTCATCCGCGGACAGGGGGATATGGCTTAACTTTAAATATAGCTAAAACTATGATATTTTATTCTAACGATTATGATCTAGAAATCAGAGAACAAGCTGAAGCTAGAAATCATAGAATAGGAACAGAGGATAAAGTGACATACGTTGACTTAGTCTGTGAGGGAACGGTAGATGAAAACATAATCAAAAGTCTACGTTCTAAAATTAACATCGCCAGTGAAATACTTGGTGAAGAATTTAAGGAGTGGTTGATATGATGCCAGAAATAATATTAGAAGACGATCAAACGATTGATCATCTAAAACTAAAACATGCTTGCGAATGTTTTAATGCCTTGATTAAAATGCAAGAGAACTTAGATAAATATGAGAAATGGTCCATGGCTAACATTATTCATGAGACAGCTATGGAACTAGCTAAGGACATAACAAAAAAAGTTCAATGACTAGCAGAAAATATAAATTACAAAAGAAACCTGTATACGAACACACCGATAAGAGAGCATCGGAGCGTTGGCACACAGAAGAATACAACAGAAAAAGAGCAAGAAAGCTTGCAGAGAAACTAATGGGAAAAAATTATTTTACCAATATGCAAGAGGTGATGCTTCGAGCAGCTATTGAAATGAGTGAAAGGAAAAAATGAAACACAGCTATTTTAAAATACCTGGCTGGTTCAATATGCATGAGGCATACGATCAGCTACTAGACAATTGTGAAGACGGTGATGAAATTTTAGAGATCGGATCTTTTATGGGCAGGTCTACATCCTATCTCGCTACTAACATTATTAACTCGGGAAAAAAGGTCCACGTTTACGCTCTCGATACTTTTGAGGGATCATCGGAGCACGCTAACTTAGATATTGTTGGTGGGTTCTACGATCGATTTAAGGAAAACTGTAAAGCTTTTATTGAGGGAGGAATTGTAACTCCCGTTAAATCTCGAAGCGATGATGCCAACACACTGCAACGATGGAGTGACAATCACTTTCAAGGAATTATTATTGATGGCGCTCACGAGTATGACGCCGTGAAAGAGGATATCTTAAATTGGTGGGGAAAGCTCAAGGATGGCGGATCGATGGTCGGAGATGATATGTCACTGGCTTCTGTTCAGCAGGCAGTTCAAGATACTCTCTTAAATGGAAAATGCGAAAGAAGTAGTCAAGTTGATTATATTCAAGGACACGAGCAGTGGTTCTCTGTCACTAAAGGACAGAAAGATCCAAAATGCTCTAAGCTTGTGCCTGGTATGAATACTTTAAAAAGATAAATAATTTCATATAATTCCAGTATGGAATATCAACTGGAGTATGTCGTCTGGAGAGATACCGTCGAAGAAGAGTCGGGATGGCATACCTACCAAGATATGAAAAAATTAAAAACCGCTGTATGCGATGAGGTTGGATGGGTTCTTCAAGAAAATAAAGAGGAGTTAAAGTTAATGGCTTCGATGATCCGAAAAGATAAAGAGGGTGGTCGAACCATAGTTATTTATAAAAGCTCCATTATTCACAGAATGACAATTCCTCTCAAATTGTATTCTGATGACAGTAAAAAAGTCCTCGACTAATTTAATTCATGACAAACATGTTAAGGGAATAGTCTCCGAACTTCGTGCCGCTCAAATTTTATTGGAGTTAGGTTTTTTAGTTTTTCAGAATGTTGCTCCCAATGGAGTCATAGACTTGATCGCTATCTCTCCCGAGAATGAAACATTTAAAATTGATGTGAAGACTCGATCACGCAGAAAAACGAAAAGTAAAAAGAGGCAGGTCGGTCATGAGATCTATCGCTCCCCAACTAAAATTCAAAAGGCAATGGATGTTGTCTTGATGATCGTGGACAGCAACTCGTGGAAAGTTCACCCCACTCGATCTAAGCTTACGAGATGGTTAAAACGTAATCCTCAATGACACCTGTGCTTGTGCACTGCATACTCATTGAAGCGTCGTTTTCCTTTAATATCTCTTCTTCCATTATTTTACTATATTCAATGCAGCTTTCTAAATTATCATGGATAACTTCTGAAACCATTCGAACACACTTTTGAGACTGATCAGCGTAAACTGCGCATATCCAACCAATAAGAATAAATTTTACCATGGAACAATGCTACCATAAATGTCAACTGATTTATTTAACAAAAACAAAAATAATTGTCTGGCTATTTACATTTGAACTTTGATATAGTAGTAGTTACCCCCTCTAAAAGGACATAAACAAATGACAGAAGATCAAGAAAACAAACTAATTATAGCTTATCTGCAAGATGTTATCGCTCAGATGACAGCGTATAAAGAATACAAATTAGAATATGATGAAATGGAAAAAAGAGTATTAGAGTCTTCTTCGCTCTAGTATCTCTTTTCCTTTATCTACAATCATTTTCCAAGCTGATAAATCGTATAGTTTTTCTGTGCCATCGGTGAACTCCACTTGGACTTTGTGGACAATATTCTCTTCTTCGTCGGGCACGTCAACGTATTCGACTTTATAAACAGTTCGCTCAAAGAAATGCGGATGATCTTTAAATATCTCCAACATTCTCAAAATTTATCATAATTTATGAATAAAATATACTAAAGTTTTTCTAATTTATCGTAGTATTCCTTAACAATTATATGTAATTGAGTCGGCTTTGTTCTCAAAGTATCCTTACATATTCTCTCTAGCATCTTTTGTGTATCCACAGAAATGATTTGTGACACCCATTTTTTATCTTCTTTCGACATTCTTCGCTCCTTTTTAATATAATTTCTTTACTTATATAATATTTAATTTGAAAATAAAATAGTTTAAATAGGGAGTTTTTACCCCCTATTTAGATTAAATAACATTAAGCAATTGATTGATTGTATTTAATTCTTCTCTGAGTCTGTTGATCTCGTGATCAAACCTCAGGTTGAGTATATCAATTTTAGTTTTATTTCTAACCTTAATATATTTCTCAAGCTGTGATACAATCTCTTGCTTCCTTTTTGCGTGTTTGCTTATCCAGTAGTCCTCATCAGAAGACATATTTACTTCTCCTTTCCTTTTCCAAGAACTTCTTAGCAAGCTTCACGACTGTTCTTGTCCTATCCTTTTGCAGCTCATCGATATTATTCACATAGCGGTTATCGACCAGCGGATTGCGGACTTTGAAGAGATACCTAGGCGGATACCCTTTCTTGTTACAAAAAGCGCTGTAAACACCCTTCTCTGTTTCAATAATTGAGATATCGTCAGTATCATCAATTGTTGTGTGATTAACACACGGATATAAAGCTGTCATATTCTTCCTTTCTATTATCATATTTTATCATAAAACTTTCCAAAGACATAACACTTTTTGGAAAAAACTTGCGAGATGCATAACACCTTTTCAGAAAAACTTGCGAAAACCAAAACACTTTTTGGAAAAAACTTGCGAGATGCATAACACCTTTTTGAGTTTTTGAAAAAACCCCCCTAATAAAAAAAAAAAAAAAAAAAAAAAAAAAAAAAAAAAAAAAAAAAAAAAAAAAAA